CTATTTGAGTCTAATGACCAGCGTCTTTGGAACCGCCTACAGAACACATGTGAATCAATTTTGATTAACTTCTGGCAAGATGGCGGTCTAAAGGGCGGAACTATTCAGGACGCGTTCTATGTTAAGAGTGACGCCACTATTAATACTGCATCTACTATCGCTAACGGTGAAGTTCACCTAGAAATCGGTGTAGCACTTCAGCGCCCTGCTGAATTTATTGTTATCCGCATTAGCCAGTACGACAGTGGCTCTGTTGTAACAATTTCTTAAGGAGAAAAATAAATGGCACAAAGCTCAATCTCGCGCTTCTCTAAGTTAGCGACTGACCCACTAAGAAATTTTAGGTTCCTAGTAAACTTCCGTATTACTGGTGACGTAGGTGCTACAGGCTCAGCCGCCGCGGGTAGCAACTCGTACATTAAATTTACTGGTGGATTCACTAGCGTGGACGGTCTTAACCTAAGCGTTACCCCAATTAGCTACCGTGAAGGTGGTATGAACACTTCGATGCACATGCTTCCTGGACAGACTACTTTCCAGCCAATCAGCTTGTCACGCGGTGTACTACTTGGTCAGACTGAGGCTATCAATTGGTTTAAGCAGTTGTTTGCCGCGGCTTCTGGTGAAGGTATTTCAAACGTAGATGGTTCGTCATTCCGCTGTGACGTTGACATCTTTGTAATTGACCACCCGACTACTGGTGCCCCGAACATTGCTGCTGGTGACATTATTAGCAGCTCGGCCTACAAGATGAAGTTCACCGTACACAATGCTTGGATTCAGGCACTTAGCTACTCTGGCTTGAGCGCTCAAGACAACTCGCTAATGTATGAAAACATCACTTTGGTACACGAAGGTCTATCGGTTCAGCTAGCTAACTTTGGCTCTAGCGTACCTGTAACTCAAACTGGAAGATAATAGTTTTTTTAGTACTGTTATAATATAAATATATAATTAGGAGCAATAAATGGAAAACAACATGACTAGTGACCCATCAGTAATTTCTCAGTATGTACAAGAATTGGCTAACGAGTCAAAACCAGAAGTTAAAACCGTTGCTCCGTCTAACTCAGATGTTATTCTCCCAGGAGGGTTCATTGCTAAAGACGGGTCCTTGATTAAGAACGCTGAAGTTCGTGAACTAAACGGCATGGACGAAGAGGCAGTTTCTAAATCAGGCTCACCTGGTAAAGCATTAGCCGCTATGTTGCAGCGAGGGGTTGTTTCTATTGGTACTAATCCAGTGGATAAAAACGACCTTGACCAGTTGCTGAGCGGTGACCGAGACGCTTTGCTAATCGGTATTCGCAGAGTCACGTTTGGTGATGAAGTAGAATTTCAAATTGATTGCCCGCACTGCAAAACTGAGCTAGAGGTTTCGGTTAACTTGATTAAAGACATCCCAGTTAAATCTATGGATGACCCAATCAATGACCGCACTTTTACTTATGTATCTAAGAAACAAGGAAATATAGTAATAGGTCTTCCTACGGGAATGACTCAAAAGAAGCTTATCGAAAATTCTGATAAGACTGTGGCAGAAATGAATACCATTATTCTTTCTGGTTGCGTTAAATCAATTAACGGTGAGCCTTCGATTGGCGCTACAACTGCACTTACCCTTGGTATGGCTGACCGTGAGGCAATTATCAATATGATTCTTGACCGTAACCCAGGACCACGCCTCGGGGAGGTGACGACGACCTGTGAGGCTTGCGGAGAAGTAGTTTCGACTCCAATGTCGTTAGCAGACTTGTTTCGTCTATAAAGAAAAAGATTACGAACAACTACTCGACCAATATGAAACACTATCTAGATTATTCCCTGGCTGGACGCTGTCTGACATCAGAAGTTTGTCCGTAAGAGAACGAAGTAACTGGCTGTCCCGTGCGACCAGGAACATGAATTAGGTAGAATATGGCAAACCCATTAAATATAGGCCCAGGAAATAATAAAACTCGCCTAGTCACTGACCTTGACGCTGCCTATAAAAGCCTTAACACCACCCTTACTAAAACCGCATCTCTGTCTAAGCAGATTGCAAATGATTTAAAGGGCGTTTCTGGTAAGGGCTCTACTAGTGCCGCTGATATTATGGCTGGCTCTGGCTCTGGCTCTGGTGGGCCATTTGGTGGAATGTTAAATGGGGTTCCTAGCCCACCTTCTGCTCCTTCCGCTGGAGGGGGAAAAGCTAAAGACCAGTTTACTTACGGAAATGCACTTAGCATTATGGCTGGAGCTGCCGTTACTGCGCTTGCTCAAGGCATAGATTCCCAAAATTATATTCAAAATATGGTTTCTACTAGCCGTATGGGATTTTTTGGCGGCACTGGAGCCATGCAAAACGGCGGAATTAACGCTATGTACGGCGGCATGATTTCGCAAAATATGATGAATAAGGGAACCCCTACCAGCGTTATGGATGCTGCTAATGCGGCAATGGCAGGTAATAGCTCTGGTCTTATGACTGGGCTTAGGAATTACGGCACTGTTATGAATAGCGCAGCTGGTGTTTCTAATATTTTGCCTGGCGCTGGTCTTGAAGGCGGCATGAACGCCGTGTCTGCACTCAACCAGGGCTCTAGCGTTAACAAACTTCGTATGATTGGTATTCAGGTACGTGACTCAAAGGGTTACATGCGTGATATCGAAGCGATTGCTCGCGACCTTTGGCGAAATTTAAATAACTCTAAAAACGGAGCCGCTATGATTAGCGCCCAAGATTTGTCGTATTCGTTACAGGCTGGTAACTCTTTGGACATGCTGATGAATCAATATTTTGGTTCTGACGCTGTTTTGCGCCAATCCGTAATTTCTTATTTGTTTCAATTTGCCCAAGAAAAGGGTGCGCCTGCTGGCGGCTATACTAGCTCTGCTGGAAAAACAATTTTGTCTAAAAGCGGTGCGAACCCAGATATTACTCAAAGCATCGGTACTAGATATGCCACAGGATACGCTAATACCCAGGCCTACACCTCTGCGGGTACTAACGGCGTACAAATGGCTAATGGCGTAATTCAAGCCCTTACAGCGGCTACTACGGCCATTTCATCTGTAGCTGCTCCTCTTGTTGCCACAACTACTTTTATGCAAACACTGGCAGGAGCGGGAAATGGCGCTGGGGGAGCTTTAATTGGTGGATTTGCTAAAACTCTTGGCGGCATAATTGATGCTGGTAGCGGGATAGCTAATGCTGGCGCTAATGTTGCTTTAGGGGCAGCAGTAGCACCAGAGCTAGCGGTTGCGCCAGAAATTCTTATTGGTTTAGCTGCTGCTGGAATTCTTACTGCTATAGGTGGAGCAATTGGAACTGATATTACTAATAATGTCAATGCTAATCAACTGTTTGGATATCTAAAGAAAAACGGAATGGACGACGCATCTACAATTCCTATTACTTCTGGCGATTTGTACTGGAAAAACATAACCAGTAAAAGTAATGCGGGCAATAAAGGTACTAGCTCAGCAGGCTCAAAAGTGGCTTTGGATAATAAAACCCCCACTAGTACACGTAATCAATGGGCCGCTAAACTTCTTACTAAACTTAAGTACAAAGCTACGCCTAATAATATTGCATCTATAACTAGTTGGATGGCGGCCGAAAACACCGCATCTAGCGGTTATATGGGTGATAGAAATAATCCTTTAAACCTCAAGTTTACTTATGGGCAGCCTAACGCTGGCGTAGATAGCTATGGCATTCCAGTATTCAATACTGAAGAGGGCGGACTTAATGCCACAGTAAAACAGCTGCTTTCTAACACTAAGCCAGGTGACCAATACTATGACATTAACCAAGACTTAAAAAATAACGCTAGCCCTACAACTACACTGGCTGCTATATCAAAGAGCCCGTGGGCAGAGGGAAATTATGGCGGCCATATTACTATTAATATAAGTGCAGATAAAAATCCTTATGAAACTGCCAAGGCTGTTAAACAAGTATTGGCTGACATAAAGCTACAAGAACAAGCAGCTAGTTCTAGAGGAAAGGTTAGCCCATGAGCGGAAATACAAGCAGCTCACCTAGCTCACGTTCGTTAGGATATATTGCATCAGTTAGCGCTGATGGCGTTACGGCTAATCCTACTGTAGTTAACGTCTATGTTGATGTAGGTAATGGCGTTCAGTACAGCCCGATGAACGCCCAGCAACCTGATGCTGTTAACTTTGAAGTTAGCCCTGGTATTACTAATGCGACTAAAAAAAGACACAATTACGTATCTCAGACTCCTTCAAGTTCTGGTAAATATAAGTTTGACACGCTTACCCCAAATGCTAACGCGTCTACGTCTGTGCAAAAAATTGGCTCCCCAGCTAAACTTACAACCGCGGGCGCTTCTCCTACAAATGTAAAATATTCAGATGTTGGACTATTAAATTTGGCTAGGTTTGATGGTAAGTCTGCGGTAACTTCTGCGAATAAAAATCAACTTGTTGTTCCTGTTGCGCCTCAAGACCCTAATAAATATAGTTGGAACTTGCCTCCACACACTTGGAGCATGCCTAGAGTTCCTCACAGTGACCCAGCTAATATGCCCGCTAATTCTAATAAGTCTGGATATAGTGACCGCTACAGGCGTGGACGCATTTGGTGGAAGTCTACGGACTCAGCGCTCCAAACCAGGGATGGCAATGGTAAAACTGTTTCTATAGATAATTCAGACCGTGAGTACGGATTTCAATTTCTTTGGAACCCTGCATCATTTGGCACATCAGTCAGCGTACAAATGGACGCTACCCCAAATGTTAATGACCGATTCCTAGGAACTGTGGGAGCTTTTCCTGCTACAGAAACTATCTCATTTCAGGTAGAAGTAAACAGAATTAATGACTTTGCTTGCGCAAATGCTTATTTTAAGAGACCTACTAATATTTTGTCATCCGCTAGTAACTCGTTTATTTCAACCTCTGAAGTAGCTAGATTTATACAGTACTACAGCACACGAGGAAGTTTTAGCGCCGCTACTGCTGGAGCCACTACTGAAGCTAAGCTTGTAGACTTATTTCAGCGGGGAACGCTGGCAGACATTGAATATTTGTACAAAGCAATTAACGGACCTGGCCCAGGAAGTTCTTCTTCTTCTAAAGACTTTTGGAAGAATGGTAGGGGTATTATTACGGCTGACATCGGGTTCTTAATGCCTACACTTCTTAACATTGATGTTGGCCCGTTATCTTATATGGGATATGTAACCAGCTTGTCTGTTAATCACACAATGTTTACTGAAGATATGATTCCTATTCAAAGCACTTTGAATATTTCTCTTAATCTACTTGCTACTGCTGGTCTCAGCGGTACTACGGCGGGAGTATAAAATGGCTGCACCAGATAACGACTCTAGATACTACGACTCTAAAGTAGATTACTTTAGTCCTACATCCGCTGGCGATAATGTTCCTGTAGTATTTTATGATTTTAGCGAGCTTGGTCAAATTAACTATACCGATTACTTGTGGAAGCAGGGTGACCGAATTGAAACGCTAGCGGCTAAGTATTTTTTGTTTCCAACTCGCTGGTGGATTATTGCAGAATTTAATCCTAAAATTACTGACTGGTTTAACATTGCACCTGGAACCTTGATTAGGATTCCACGTGTCTAACTTTGTAACTATTAATTTCCCAAATAGCCCTGTTCAACCAAAACAGGTTTATAGAACTACGCTATACCAAGAAGTGTTTGCGCATGACTACGCGGAGATTGAGTTAAGAGACTGGAATGTTAATCAGTTAAACATTAAGCCTGGCTCATTAATGACACTGACTATTAAAGGTAAGACTTACCACGGCTACGTTCATCATCTAAAGAATGACCAAAGTGCCACTAAACATTTTACAACTATTGGCTTTATTGGTGCGTCGTATGTTATGAAACAGGCTAGCCAAAGAATTTATCGAAATGTCACCGCTGACCAAGTTATTTCCGCTATTGCACAAAAATACGGCTTTGCTTACAAAGCTACTCCACATCCACGTATTTACAATCAAATTGCTCAAGCGGGATTAACCGACTGGGAATTGATGGTTAAACTTGCTAAGCAAAACGGGTACTTCTTACGGGCAGAGAACGCTGAAATTTATTTTCAACCCCTCACCGAAGATTTCTTTAATCTAATTACTGAAGCGACTACTTTTCAAAAAGCTGAGGGTGGCTTTAAATCCGTAAACCCTATCTATAGTTTTAAGCCTGTTATTAGTGAAACTTTAGAGCAGTTTGGGTTTAAAAAATCAGCCGTTTCTATTGCGGGTGTTAACCCATTAACTGGTTCTACATTTAAAATTACTAATCAAAGCCCAGACTCAAATAGCAGAAAGATATACAACCCTGAGTTTTTTGACGAGCACGACACTACTGAAGTAGCTAATGACTATCAAACTGCTCAGTACCTATCCGATGCCAACAATGAGTACAGCCGTTACCCTTACGCAGCTGCGGTGGAGACTATTGGCGTATCTTCTTTGAGACCTTGCCTACCTATTTACCTGAACAATGTTGGCCCAGAATACACGGGTTATTGGACCATATTGAGTATTGCCCATGAAATTATAGAAGAACACCTTAGCCAGCAAATATATACCTGCACTATACAGGTGGCCTCTGACTCTTTAGGAAAAATTACTGACCCTCGCCTTCCTGAAAAGCCTGCTCGTATTCCTACTAGAAAACTTATACCCAATCAAGTTAACTACAATGTTAAACCTAAAACTGTTATTAATAAACCCGCTATAACTTCTAGCCGTACACAAAAAGTTCAATTAGTTGAAAGAATCAACCGTGCTAATGAGGCTGGTCCGTTTGTTGCCACTGCTCGTTGGGGCTCTACTCACAGAGATTTAAACTATACTTCAACAGATGAGCGTATGCCAGAGGTTGTTTGGCAAAAATTGAGGTCTAATGCCTACTGATAATAGATATTACGGTGTTTACCGAGGAAAAGTAGTTAGTACTGATGACCCGTCGGGAATTGGTCGAGTAACTCTTCAGGTTCCGCAGGTATTTGGAGCTGAGGTAACCACCTGGGCTTATCCTATTATTGGCGTTCCTGCAAGCACTAAAACAATTTATGGTTCATTTACTAGCAGTGCTACCCAAACTATATCCGATAGTACTAAAAATTATGTAGTTGCTATGGATTCTACTGAGGGAGCATACGGAGTTAGTTTAGTTAATTCGTCAACTAGCACTGTTGCTCTTACGGGAGCAACAAGTTCTGTAGTGCCTGACGGCACATCTGCTATAAAGTTTTTGTATGCGGGAACGTACAACATTCAAATTTCTGCTCAAATTTA